ATAAAAAGGATTTGCAGCCAAAAAGGTAGGGATTTTATTATACATATTAAATACGTCATTTATATCACCGCCTTTTTTCATAATATAATTCATAAAACAATCTATAATCAATTCTTTTTGACTAATGTAAAAGTCTTTATGATTATTATTTTCTGATAAAACAATTGTTCCTTGGATTGCTTCTTTGTAATTTTTTGATAGATACATATTTCTTTGTTCGTTCTAATAATGTAATGCAAATATATACGAATTTATTTAATGTGCAATAAAAAAATACATTTAGGACGCAATTTAACGTTTTATCGGTTTTTTCCCTATACCCCGTTGTTTGAAGTGTTTTTTTTATAGGGTACCCCCATTCCGCCAAAAAAACGTGTCCTAATTTCTTTATAATTGCCTTAATACCTTAATATATAGTTATTTATGTAAAATACCTAGGGGGCGTTTACAAATTTTATACAAATAAATAGTGTGGTTAATAAATAAGTTATACATTTGCAGAGATGTACAAAACTAAAATTTCACTCTTTAAGTCTTTATTTAAGTCTAAGGATGTGCCATACCTTTTAAATTTAGACCAAGTATTTAAAAGAATAAAGGAAGGTAAGAGCAAACATATTATAGACAACCTCAAAGATGATCCTAGTTTAAAAACTAAACTTCCGTGCATTATGTTTGCTGGTGAGTTTATAGAGCGTAAGAAGACGGGTTTAAAAGAGCATAGTGGTCTAATGGTATTAGATTTTGACAAAGTGCCGGAAAACGACTATAAAAGGTTATTTGATGAGTTAAAAGAAAACAAACATATTATTTCCCTTTTTAGATCACCATCAAGGAATGGTATAAAAGGAATAGTACATATACCAAAATGCGATGCAAAAACACACGAGAAATATTTTAAGGAGTTTGTTAAGGATTTTAATTATGACTATCTTGATTTGTCTGGCTGTAATGTTGACCGAGTTTGTTTTGAAAGTTACGATCCAGATATATATATTAATTATGAAGGGCTGGTATATTCTCCTAAACTAATAGAAGACGGTTTTAATATAAACGAAAAGGTACCATTAATACCTTTATCCGATGAAAGCAAAATAATTGATTTGATAATGGCCTGGAATTGGTCACGGGATTTTGTCGATGGTCAAGCAAATAACTTTATCCTAGATATATCCGGTGCTTTCTGTGAGTACGGAATAAATGAAACTACGGCCCAGGAATATATCATAAACAATGTGGCCATTGGTGATTTTGATGAAAAGAAAACACGAAACACAATTAGCAGTGCTTACCGCATCCGTTCATTTGGTAGTAAATACTTTGAAGATTATACCCGAATAGATAAAATTAAAAAGGATTTAAAATACACTAAAGAAAAGGTCAAAGAACTACATAAGATTGATGATGATGTATACGAGCAAGTGGCCAACGATACGGAGCACCACGATTTTTGGTTCTATGAAAAAGAAAAGGTTAAATTAATACCGCTTAAATACAAACTATTTTTAGAAAGAAACGGGTTTAAAAAATTCTTTAGCGGGGATAGCTTAAAACCGTCATTTGTTAAAGTACAAAGCAATATAGTCCAAGAGACCAGCACCGAAAAAATAAAGGACTTTGTTTTAAATTACCTTTTAGACTTAGATGAAGAAAAGGTGTGGGCCTATTGTGTTAACTATCAAGTAATATTTAGCGATAACTATTTGCAGTTCTTAGATAGTATAGAATTGATAATGTTAAAAGACACCCGATCCAAATCATTTATTGCTTATCAAAATGGAATATTGGAAGTAACTAAGGAAAGTATAGTTTTAAATGATTATACGGACTGTGATGGGTACATATGGAAGAACCAAATTATTGAACGTGACTTTGTGCCGTCTAATGTAACCAAGAACGATTACAACACCTTTATCATTAATATAAGTAACGGTGAACCATTGGCCATTGAATGCACGATAGGCTATCTATTGCACACCTTTAAGAATAAGGTGAACAATAAGGCTATCATACTCAATGACGAGGTAATAAGCGACAACCCAGAAGGCGGCACCGGTAAAGGTTTATTTGTGCAAGGCTTAAGACAGATACGAAGAACGGGTATATTGGACGGCAAGTCATTTGATGATAAAAAGTCATTCCCGTACCAAACCATAAGCCAAGATACTCAGATATTGGTTTTTGATGATGTCAAGAAAAACTTTGATTTTGAAAGTAAATTTAGTTTAGTAACTGAAGGGATAACCCTAGAGCGTAAAAATAAAGATGCTATAAAGCTAAGTGTCGAGGATTCGCCCAAGATGGTCCTATCTACTAACTACGCAATTAAAGGTGAAGGGAATAGCCATAACAGACGCCGGCATGAGATTGAGTTCGCCCAGTATTACAATAGCAGTAAAACACCTTATGATGATTTCAAGCGGCAATTATTCGATGATTGGGGGGTTGATGATTACATTGCATTTGATAACTATATGGTCGGTTGTATTCAGAAGTATTTTGAATTTGGGTTAATAGAGCAAGCCAACGCCAAGAACATCAAAGTGCGTAGATTTATAGCTGAAACATCAATGGAGTTTGTTGAGTGGATAACGGATAAGGATAACGAATGCGTTGATAAGAGAATAAATAAAAGAAACTTCTATGATCAGTTTGTTGAAGATTACCAGGATTATAAGAAGTGGCTAACCCAAAAGAAATTCAATATTTGGGTGCAGAAGTATTCAAGATATAGCAGCTACGAATACATTGAGGGCCACACGAATGGCAACCGCTGGTTTGAATTAGTTAATGAAGTACCGTTTTAGTATGCAACTAAGGGATAGATACATAATAAAACAAATTAATTACAGAACTGCAATGGATTTAGTAATTAAAAATCATTATTTACATAGGCAAGCACCTTGCAGTATGGCTTTTGGATTATTTGAAAAAACAGAAGAACAAAGCGACTTGTTTAACAATGAGCGTATTGTTGGAGTAGTTGTTTATGGTGTGAGTTGTAGTAGTACTTTGTTAAAGGGTATTTGTGGCGAATCTGAAAAAAATAATGTTTACGAATTAACAAGATTATGGACAGAAGACGATACGCCAAAAAACACAGAAAGTTACTTGATAGGCAATACAATTAAATTACTTGATAAGGAAATAATAGTTTCTTTTGCTGAAATACAACAAGGGCATTTAGGTATAGTATATCAAGCTACAAATTTTTTGTATTGTGGACTTAGTGCTAAATTTAAAGATCCCAAGGTAAAAGGATTAGAACATCAACATCACGCAACTTATGCTAATAGAATGACAATGGCACAAGTCAAAGAAAAGTATGGTGCTGAAAACGTTTATTATGTGGATAGACCAAGAAAGCACAGATACATTTATTTTAATGCTAAAAGTAAACGAAAAAAAGTATTATTAAATAAATTAAAATACAATATTTTACCGTATCCAAAAAGTATAATGATATGCAACTAAGAGACTATCAAAAGGATATTGTGAGGCGTGGTATTGATATCATAGCGGATCATCAGTTGCTGTACTTACAGATGGAAGTGCGTACTGGTAAGACATTGACGGCCTTAGCTATCTGTGAGGAGTTGGGTGCCGCATCGGTGCTATTCATTACCAAGAAGAAAGCAATCAGTAGTATTATTAATGACTATGAAAACTATGGGTTTGACTTCTATATTAATGTAATCAACAACGAATCATTGCATAAGGTAGAAGGTGAATATGATATAGTAGTAAGCGATGAGCATCACCGTAACGCATCATTCCCTAAGCCTAACAAGTCCGCCAAGATAATCAAGCAACGATGGGCCAACCTACCTATGATATTCCTAAGCGGTACACCAAACGCGGAATCATACAGCCAGGTCTATCATCAGTATTGGTTAAGTAATAACTCCCCGTTCAAACAATGGCCGAACTTTTATAAGTGGGCACAAAACTTTGTGAACATAACCACAAGAAACTTTGGTTATGCTGATGTGAAAGATTACAGCCAAGCAGACTATGCTAAGATCAAACCGTTAATTGATAAGCATATCATTACCTACACACAGAAAGAAGCGGGGTTTGAATCTAATGTGAACGAGCATATACTCCACTGTGATATGAAACCAATCACACTACAAATCATTAGCCAACTAAAGAAGGATAAGATAGTGCAAGGGCACAACGGTGTGATCATAGCAGACACAGCCGTGAAACTACAAAACAAGATACACCAGCTATGCAGCGGCACGTGTATACTTGAGGATGGAACCTCGGCAATCATTGACCATAGCAAGGCGGAGTTTATCCGTGATAAGTTCCAAGGTAAGAAGATAGGGATATTCTATAAGTTTAAAGGGGAGTTACAAATATTAAGGGATATATTTGGGGATAGCTTATGCACTGAGTTAGATGAGTTTAATGGTACTGATAAGAACATAGCCCTGCAAATAATATCAGGGCGTGAAGGTATATCACTACGAGAGGCTGACGCATTAGTATATTATAACATAGACTTCAGTTCAATCAGTTACTTTCAGTCTAAGGATAGGATGACTACAATGGACAGACAAGCCAATGATGTATACTGGGTGTTTGCACGTAAAGGTATAGAGGCTAAGATATACAAGAACGTAATCAATAAAAAGGATTACACCGTTAATATGTTTAAGAGAGATTTTTTTGAAGTATCAAAGTAAAGTAATAAAAGAGTATATAGAATGTGGATATCTTGTTTTAAACATTATAAGATTAAGTGTGAACGGCTATCCAGATTTGTTATGTTTAAAGGATGGTAAAGCTATCTTCATTGAATGCAAGACGGGTGGTGATACATTAAAACCATTACAGAAGTATAGAATAGATGAGTTAATTGGCCAGGGATTTGAGGCCTTTTGTTTAAAGGATGGTAAAGTTATTTATGGAACTAAAAAAGAAATATAAAGTCACAGCATCATCAGCGGGTAAGAAGATTACCGCTGAGATTACCGGGTGTCTGTCGGACAAACGAGATTTATTTATTAAGTTGATGCGGGTACACAAAATTAAAAAAACACACATATGGAGACTAATAGAGATTATAAAGAGGGGATAGGGGGGTTTAAAACATTTTTGCGAATCACTGACATACGTTTGTGGCGAAAAAATTTCACGTTTACAAGTTTGGGGGATGGGAACTAGGGGGCCGTCACCGCAACCAATCGCGGTATTGAAAGCAAAAGGCACAATTAACGTCACAAGGGCCAATGATCAGATTGCAGACGCCAATGCGTTGGACTGGGTACATGATACAATTCCAACGCCGCCGGAAGATTTGAGCGACAAGGCCAAAGAGGTGTGGACTTCTCAGTTAATGCAGTCGCATAAGATTTACGGGTACATATCATATATTGATTTGTCACTATTTAAAGAATATTGCTATGTAGCTGGTGAAATGGAGTGGTTGAAGGAAAATGTAAAGAGCCGAACGTATACAGATGATAAAGGAACCATAAAAATAGATCCGCTTTATAATGAACTTAACAAAATTAGGAAGGATTATTTAAGATTATGCCAGGAATTTGGGTTTTCACCTTCAGCAAGAACACGGATACAATTGCAAAGCAAACCAGAAACCAACACGGACATTTATAGCGATGGCATATAAAACGGACTTTTCAAAAATAGATTTAGATAAGTATTACTTTGATGATCGGGTTGCAAACTTGGTGGTCCAATACATTGAGGACAACGTGAAGCACGTGAAAGGTGACAAAGCCGGCGAACCTTTTATTTTAGAGCAATGGCAAAAAGACGATATTATAAAACCGCTTTTTGGTTGGAAGCATAAAAAAACGGATTTAAGAAAATACACTAGTGCTTATATTGAAATTCCAAAGAAATCAGGGAAATCATTTTTGGCCGCTTCGCTTGCTTGTGTGTTTATAGACATAGAGCGTGAAGGCGGATCTGAAATTGTGGGAGTTGCTTGGGGCCGTAAACAAGCGGGTTTGGTTTTTGAAGCCACAAAACAAGTAATTCAAAAATCACCACGTTTAAAATCTAAGTGCAATATTTACCGTAATTCAATAACAGCACCGGACCACATTGGCGGTTTAAAAACCTATCAAATACTTTCAAAAGAGGCTGGTGGTGAAGATGGAATCAACCCACAACTAGCCATTATTGATGAATTGCACGTTCATAAAAATAATGAAGTGCTGGAGATGGTAGAGAAATCACAAGGGGCCAGGAAGCAACCTTTGAGTTTTATTATTACCACGGCGGGCAGTGATTTGTATGGCATAGGATACCAACGTCATGAACAAGCCATTGATGTAGCAAAGGGAATTGTTGAAGATGAATCGCAATTGGTTTGTGTTTACGGAGCGGATAAAGATGATGATCCTTTTGAAGAAAGCACCTGGATAAAAGCAAATCCAAACTACAATGTGAGTATTGGCAAGCGTGCATATGAAAAGGAATCAAACAAAGCATTGGTAAGTTCTGCGAGTTTGAATAGTTTTAAACGGTACTATCTTAATATCTGGACACAATCAAAAGATGGGTGGATAAATGACGAAATCTGGAATGCTTCACAATGGGAATTTGATGAAGAAATATTGAAAGACTACCCGTGTTATGGTGGTTTAGATTTGTCATCCCGTTCAGATATAACGGCATTTAGTTTGGTTTGGCAAATAGAAGATAAATTTTATTCAAAGAACTGGTTTTGGTTGCCAGAAGATAAGGGCTCACAATCGGCAGATAAGAATAATATCAATTACCAAGAATGGGTGAGGGATGATTTGATTGAAGAAACAAGCGGAAATGTAATTGACTACGATTTTATAATTCATAAAATGGGTGAGTTGAGAAAGGAATATGATATCCGGACAATTGCATATGACAATTGGAACAGTCACCACATAGCACCAAAGTTGATTGATGAGGGTTTTGATTTGGTAGAGTTTCGCCAGGGGTTTAAAAGTATGACCGCACCAACAAAAGAAATGCAAGCGGCCATTGAAAGTAAGAAATTCAATCACTTTGGCAATCCGGTTTTGAGATGGATGGCTGGCAATGCGGCTGTGAGATCAGATCCAGCGGGCAACATAAAACTTGAAAAGGATATGAAAACTCCAAATAAAAAAATTGATGGATTAATTACCAATATTATGGCTTATGGCTTATGGCTTGATGGCGGTGATGGTGGAGTTAGTTATTTAGAAGAAGGGAACCTTTATATAATGTAAAAATGAAAATACCAAACAAAATTTATGACGTACTGAACAACAAAAAAAACTTTGATTTATTGTTTTTGGAAATGTTACGGAACAACACCAGCGAAGATGCTTATGATGCAGCTATTGAAATGATGCGAGAATATGCACCAAAATTTAAACACTATAAAGACTTTGATAGCTATCGGGTTGTATTGTCTAATAATAACAACAAAGAGATAGAAGTTCCTGATGATATAATTGAAGCGGTCACCGATGGCATAGATAATTTATTTCACAAGCATTTAAAAAAGGTAAAAATCCGTAAAATGGCCTATGATGCAACGGTGAATGAAATCAATAAATATTTACCAAACTATAAGCCGCACCGGAACTATCAAAGTTTTAAGGCCCTTCAATCAATAAACCATAAAAAAAATAAATAGGCAGTTCGCTTTGTTTTTTAGTTAAATTTATTACATTTTATTTTTGTTTATTTAAAACACTTTTGCAATAGTGAAATTTTTGGGTCTTGAGATTAAACGGATAAATCCTTTTTTAGCAGAAAAGAAAGGTTTTTTAAACGCAAACTTTGGTGGTATGGTTGGCCGTACTCCAGTGACGGAAACCACTGCAATGGGTTTATCAGCATATTGGGCCGGTGTTCGTAGAATATCGGAATCAGTTGCAATGCTTCCAATTGAGGTTTTCAAAAAAAACAATGGTAAGCGTGAGATGGTTAGCCATCCTGTAGAATACCTATTAAATGCTGAAGCAAATTTTGAAAGTATTTCTTTTGATTTTACACAAATATTAATTACATCAGCAATAAATCACGGGAATGGGTTAGCAATTATTGAACGTGATAGCTTTGGGAATCCAACGGCGTTGGTAAATGTTAGCCGCGAGATATGCGAGCCGATAAAATATGATGATGAAATATTCTGGAAAGTTGAAATAAAACTAGCATCAAATAAAACTGAAACTTTACTTGTAGCGGATAGAGACATTATAAACCTTCGCGGTTTTGGTGTTGATCCGGTAATAGGATTGTCAGCTATTCAAATCCATAAACAAAACTTAGGGCTTTCACTAGCAGCACAAGATTACGGTGCAGATTTTTACAACAAAGGAACCAGGATTGACGGATATATTGAATACGCCGGAACCTTAAAGCCAGAAACAAAAGACGCAATAAATCAACAATGGTCTGCTAATTATGGCCCAAATGGCACACGTGGCACGGCTATACTTGACGCGGGTTCTAAATATCACCGTATAGGAATGCCGCCGGCAGATGCTGAGTTCATAGCAACCAGGAAATTTCAAAAGAATGAGATTGCCACAATATTGGGCATACCTTCATTCATGATTAATGAAATGGATGGGTCTACATTTTCAAACATTGAGCATATGGGCATTGAGTTTGTGACCTATGGCATTGGCTCCTGGATTGAGAAGATTGAGCAAGAGTACAGACGAAAATTACTAAAAGAAAACGAAAAAAGAACTTTCTATTTCAAGCACAATGTTGATCGTTTACTGCGAACGGATGTAAAAACCAAAGGAGAGTATTATAGATTAATGACAGACATTGGAGCATATACAATTAATGATGTGCTTGAGTTGGAAGATAGAAATAGCATTGATGGCGGTGATGAACGATATGTTCAAATAAACCGAATTCCAATTGATGATATAAAAGAATATTATAAAAAAGATGAACAAAATAGATAGATTAGTTGAATGTAGAGGGGTTGATGTAGAAAACAGAACTGCCCAGTTTGTGATTTCAACTGAATCAGTTGACAGACACGGCACGGTTTTTAAATTAGCCGGTTGGGAATTAGACAGCTACAATAGAAACCCAATAGTTGGATATAATCACGTGGTAAGCGGAGACAATCCTGATACCATAATAGGCACATCACGAGTATTTCAAGATGGAGATGCTTTGATAGGTGAGGTAACTTTTGAGCGTGAAGGCAACAATCCACTGGCTGACAAAGTATTTAACAAAATGAATGATGGGATTTTGAAAATGGCATCAGTTGGAGCAATTCCGCATGAGTATAGATACGGTGATTCAAATGAAGGTGAAGATCGTGACACGGTATATTTTACACGTCAAGAATTAATTGAATGGTCAGTTGTTTCAGCGGGGTCAAATCGCGATGCTTTCAAACGTAGTGCAGACCAAGTAGATGAAATCAAAAAAACTCTTGAAGAAATAGTTGAAGAAGTACCGGTTACAATGGGACTTGCAACAAAAGCAGATTTACGAAACTTTGGCAAAGTTAAAATAGTTACAAAATACTTATAATTTATAAATAATATTTGCAACAATAAATTTTTAAAAAATGAGAAACAGCAAAACAATAAGAGAAGAAATAGGTGTTGCAAAAAGCACCCTTGATACTCTTGAAACATTAGTTACTTCTGAGGATAGAGATTTTACAGAAGAAGAAAAAGTGTCTTTTGACACAAACATGGACGAATTGACTAGATTAGTTGATGAGTTACCAAAAACAGAAAAACAAGAAGAAATTAGAATGAAAAGCGCAAATTTAGGTGGCAGTCCAATAGCGACAGAAACTAAAGAAGAAAAAGAAATAGTTAGAGACTTTTCTTTCGGTAAAGCAGTAAGAGCAGCATTTGGCGGCAAACTTGAAGGAGTTGAAGCGGAAATGGCACAAGAAGGTGAAAGAGAAATGGCCGCTATTGGTCGTTCTTCAAACGGGATTGTGATACCAGCAATGGTATTGAACAGAGCGGTAATAACTGAGAACGGTACAACTGGAGTTGAGGCTCAAAGTTTTGTTGATGCAGTTTATGCCAACACAATCCTAGATGATCTAGGTGTAACACGTGTAAGTTCTACAACTGACCAACGCATTCCGATACTTGGAGCGGTTACTACACAATGGGAAACTGAAGTTTCTGATGCAATCGATGGCGGTTCAGCAATGAGCAAGAAAGACCTTGCACCAAAGAGACTTGCAGCATATGTAGATTTCAGTAAGCAAGCAGCAATGCAAGCAAACGAATCTATCGAAGGTGCTTTGAGAAACTCAATTGCACAAGCAGTTGGAGCAAAAGTTGAGTATGCATTATTTACTGATGATTCAGCAAACGGAGCGTATAACTTTTTAGGAAACGGAAAAACAGCCGTAACAAATGCAGACATCACAGATTTAATGATGGCACTTGTTGAGGAAGTACAATCAAACAACCACAACCGTGGAAACCTTGGTTTTGCAATATCTAACGACCTATTCACTGAAGTATATACAGCAGCACAAGTTTCTGGTGTTAATCCACTAATCATAAACGAAATGATAATGGGTGTTATGTCTAAGTTTAGTAATCAAATTGCTGACATCACAAACCCAGCCGTTTATTATGGAGATTGGAGCAAAGTTCAAATCGCACAATTTGGTGGAGTTGAAATATTAATGGATCCTTATACACAAGCTATAAAGGGAACCAACAGACTTATCTTAAACTCTTACTGGGATAGCGCATTAGTACAGGATGCCGCCATCAGCGTAGGTACTTTCGGGTAATTTTAATTTAATTTTATATATTGAAAAAGGGTGGGTTTTGCCCATCCTTTTTTTTTGATGTGATGATAAGAAATAAAAAAATAACAAGCTACACACCGGTAGTAAATTGGGCTTTAACATTAGTAGAGGCCAAAAGACATTTAAACATTTTAGATACGTCATTTGACGATTTAATAAATGATTATATTTCATCAGCACACGTAATGTTATATAATGAAGCGGCTATTCTTGTGAAGGGTGCTGTTACTGGATATATGGATATGTGGCAAGATTTTAGGGTTGATGTTGCACCGGTTGACACGGTGGCAATATATTACTATGATGCAGCCAATACTAGGACTTTGCTAGATTCATCAAAATATACTTGGAACAATGGATTGTATTCCTATATTGAAATTTTAGACAATGCACCAAACTTAAATGATAGGGATTGGCCAATTGACATTGAGATTACAACACTAGCAAATAGTGATGCAATGGTAAAACAAGCCCTTAGAATGATGGTGGCGGATATGTTTGAAATGAGACAAAATGAAATCATTGGAAGCGTTAAGCAATTAAGCAGAGGTACACAATACCAGATTTCACTAGTTAGCCAAAGAACAGAAATATGATAAATATTGGCCGGTTAGATAGAAAAATTGTAATTGAAAGCCAAACTTTTTCAACCAATAGTATTGGTGAATATACATCAAGTTGGTCTACTTTTCACACGGCTTTTGCATCAATAAAAAAGGTGTCTGGAAGTGAGAAAATAGAAGCGGATCAGATAACGGCAACAAATAAAGTGCGGTTTAAAATACGGTTCTTTGATGGAATAAACGAAGCTATGCGGGTGGTTTACAATAGCAATTATTATGATATTGTTGAAATACAAGAATTAGACCGCGAAGGGTTATTTTTAACAGCAACAAAGAAACTTTGAAACAAGAGTTAAAAATAGAAGGGATTGAAGATGTTTCAAATGAAATCAAATCATTGGGTAATGATAAGATAAAACGCCGTGAAATATTAAAAATATTAAGAAGGCAAGCAAAACCAATGATGCAAGCAATGCGGCAAAAAGCACCACAATCTGACAATGTTATTATTGTCAGAGATAATTTGTATTATCCAGGAAATTTGAAAAAATCAATTGCAATAAAAACATCACCATCTAAGAAATATCCCAATGTTTTGGTTGGGCCAAGGTACGGGAAAGGGGCAAAAAAATATGATGGTTTTTATGCTTTTTGGGTTGACTTGGGTATCGGGAAACATGAAGCAAACCCAACTGGTGGAAAAAACTTTGTGCAAAAAACTTTTAGTCAAACGGGGGAAAGCACATATAATCAGGCCAGCACACAATTAAAAAAATACATTGATAAAAAAGCAAAAACATTAAATTTATGAAAATAGAATTATTACAAGATCACGCCGTGGCTAGAAGAGTCTTACCACAAGGCACACAATTGAGGGTTTCAAATAAGTTGGGCAAAGAATTAATTGATTTAGGTGTTGCAAAAGATTTCGATGGTTACACCAAAGAAGAACAAGTAGAGCACATTTTAGAAATAGCGGCTGATAATGAAGAAACGCCAATAGTTAAAAAAATTACAAAAAGAAAAAAGCAAAGTAATTAAGTTTGCATTAAAATAAAACAATAAAGATATGGCATCAACGGGTATCCTGAATGGGACATTAGCAAAAATAGAAGTGGGCGGAGTAACCGTTGCACATTTAACATCAAATAGTTTAACATTAGATCACTCTACACGCGATAGTTCGACAAAAGACTCGGCGGGATGGAAAGAGAGTTTAGAAGGCCAAATCGCTTTCAGCGGATCGGCTGAAGGGTTTTTTGCTGAAGACGCATCTTATGGTTATGAAGATTTATATGGTGAGTTTATACTAAGAGCAAAAGTTGTTGTTACTTGGACTACCAATATTAGCGATGATAAAGAATATTCCGGGAGTTGTTACATTACTTCATTAGAAAGAACAGATGGACTTGAGGAATCAAGCACCTTTTCTGTATCATTAGAAGGAACTGGAGCAATTACGAAAGCAACTGTTACTTAATAGACATTTTTTAGTTCGTACACAATAAAGGGGGTGGGTTTTTGCCCATCCTTTTTTTATATATAAAAATTATGATTAAAATTAAAAACAAAGAGTACAAATTTAAATTCGGTTTCAAAGCAATATTATTGTTTGAAAAGGAAAGTGGAAGCAGTATTTCCGCAATGGGTGAAAACATTAAAATGGCTGATATTGTAGAAATCGCTTATGCGGGCCTACAAGCAGCTGGCGAGAAAGTTACAAAGGATTTTATCATTGATGCAATTGATGATGATATGGGCCTTTTAAACGTATTCACAGAAGCTATGTCAGAAGATATGGCGGCTATGAATAATTTGAAGGCAGAAGCAAAAAAGTAAAACAACCTTTGATTAATTGGATACGGGGTTTTGTCCTGGGTGCATTGAAGCAAAGCCCCGCATCCTTAGAAAGTTATTCAATGGTTGAAATCCTAGATGCTTACTATGGTCACCAAATGGACCAAAAAATAAGTGAGCGGGTACATTGGGAGACTGCTAGGTTTGTTTCGTTTGTGTCATTAAAAGCGGCGGGGAATAAAAGAATGAAGAGCCCTACAGATTTGATGAAATTTGAATGGGAGAAAATCAGCACACCGAAAGGCACCAAAGGCAACGGCTGGAGCAAAGAAGAATTGCAAAAGTTAAAAGAAGAAAAACCGAATTGGTTTAAATAAAAAAATGGCAAAAAAAAGTGTAAATTTACGCATTGGGTGGGACATGAAGGCGTTCTCAACGTCTTCTCAAAACTTGAGTAGAAGTCTAAAAAGCACCGGCAAGAAAATGCAATCGGTGGGAAAATCAATGTCTATGTCATTGACCGCTCCAATTGTCGGGCTAGGTGGTTTAGCCGTGAAAACGTTTGCAGATTTTCAGCAATCAATGGCAAAGGTGCAAGCCATAAGTGGTGCGACTGGTGACGATTTCTTGGCATTAACAAAAACGGCAAAAGACCTTGGAATTTCAACCAGGTTTGCAGCGAGTGAGGTTTCCGAATTGATGTTGAACTATTCAAAGCTAGGTTTTTCATCAGATGAGATTCAGAAAATAACGGGGGCAACGCTTGATTTGGCACTTGCAACCGGTGAAGATTTGGCAAGAAGTGCTGAAGTTGCGGGGTCAACATTGCGTGCATTTGGTTTGGATGCAACCGAAATGGTGCATTTGACCGATGTAATGGCAAATTCATTTTCATCATCGGCGTTGGATCTTGATTCATTTGCAGAATCAATGAAATATGTTGCCCCAATTTCAAAAGCGGCGGGCGTTTCACTTGAAGAAACAAGTGCAATGCTTAGTTTATTAGCTAACAGCGGCATAAAAGGGTCACAAGCGGGCACAGCACTTAAGAAGATAATATCTGAAATAGGGGCAAGCGGAAAGCCGACAAACGTTGCATTAAAAGAATTGGCCGCAACTGGTTTAAATCTTGCAGATGCTGAAGGTGAAGTGGGAGACCGTGCAAAAGCGGCATTATTAATTTTGGCGGATGGGGCTGCACAAATTGATCCATTGACCGAGGCCTACAGAACGCAATCAAATGTAGCCAAAGAGATGGCCGGAATAATGGATGACACACTTGAAGGTTCAATGATGAAGCTAAAATCTGCAACTGAAGGTTTGGGAATTTCCTTTGGTGAGGTTATGGCTCCGGCTATCAGTTCAGCCGCTGAAACGCTTTCAAGTATTGCAATAAAGTTTTCAAACCTATCAGAGGGAACAAAGAAAACCATAGTTGTCATAGCTTCGCTTGTGGCAGGCATTGGGCCATTAATTTTTGCGGTGGGTGCATTGACAACGGCATTTGCTTTTTTAGCTGCAAACCCAATAATTTTAATTATTACGGGAATAATATTAGCAATTGCCGGATTAGTTGCTGTCTTTATATATGTTAAAAACAACGCACAAGCATTTGCCGATTTCTTTTATAATCTTTGGGTCAAAATTGCAAATGGTTTCATAGATAGCGTCAAGTTTATAATACAAGGGCACTTAAAATTGGCAGAGATGTTGGGGCTTGATATTGGTAGCGGGGTTAATGCTTGGCTAGATTCATTTAAATTAACTGCAAGAGAAAGTAAAAAAGAGTTTCAAACATTAGGCGAAGCGTTTGAAGATGTTAAAAAAACTATCGGTGGAGCACTGCCAACACCTGATCCCGTAAAAGTACCTAAAGCACCAACAACAGACACAGACACGGGAGAGGGTGAAAAAGACTTAACAGAAAACCAACAAAAAAAGCGAATTGGCAAATTAAAGCAAGAACTTTTTGAAGTTAATACAATAATAAAAAAGATTGGTGAAACTCCAATTTTGCCAGTTGTAAACGTTGAAGCTATTAAAACATCATTGGGGAAAGTTGCAGAGGATAGCGTTCATATTTTTGCTCAAATAGGCAGAAAAATGGGGGCGGCACTTTCAACTGGATTAAAAGATTTAGCAACTGAGGGGCTGGCTAGTTTAGGTTCTTTTATTGGGGATTCATTAACCGCCAACACAATGATGGAGGACCAATTGAAACAAACTGAAAATCATTACAATAAAATGATTCAAGCAGCCCAAGGTAATGCAGATGAAATATCAAGAATAGAACAAGAAAAACAAGCAAAAGTTGCTGAAATACAAGAGTCGTTTTCGTTTGATAATAGGGTTCAAGACTTTGGGCGTGGGTTGCTTGATTCCATTGGTAAGTTTATGGGCCAATTTGGTGAAGCTATGATTGCTTTAGGTATTGCAGAATCAGCACTAGGCAAGGCCATTGCTTTAGGGCCAGCGGGGGCACCACTTGCTATTATTGGCGGGGTTGCATTAGTGGCAGCGGGTGCAGCAATATCAAGTCTAAGCAAAAAAGGGATGGGCAGTGGATCAACATCTACATCCACATCACCCGCGCCAAGTTATTCAAATAGCGGTGGCCAAAATGGATATCAAAATATATTTTCTACAAAAATAAGCGGGCGTGATTTAATTATAGTTCAAGAAAGAGAATCAAGTTTTAAAAGATGAGCAACATAATATTTGAAAGTCAATTTTATAGTTTAGCGGGGGAAGATTACCGGGTTAGATTATACGGCAAAAACTACGTTGGTTTAAACGCTCCAATTTCTGGGGGTTTAGGGCTTGTATATTATATCACCGGTGACTGGACTGATTACATAGAAGCTAATCAACCTATATTGTTGGTGACGGGAATTGTTGAAGATTCTGACAACATAAGTTCATTCACTTATAATTCGGGGTTAAACAGAACAGAAATAACCGTCTACACAGAAACTTTTGGCACACAAACAACCATAAAAAATGACAATACAGATCTAGCTAGTTTTATCCCATCTTTAAAACCGGTGGTGGTCGATTTAGTCACTGAGTATAAAAACTCAGATGATTATATATTAAGCCCATTAATGACATCAAGAACTGATGTAACTTATTCCAACGTTCAAGAAGATAGAACGAGTGTAAATAGTGCTTTTTTTGACCGTTTTATTGATCTGTATCTTCAAAGCGATGATGATGAATTAAGGTTGACCGTTGAACGTAATTTAAGCGGGTATAAACTACAATGGGCTGGCAATTTAGTTATGGATCTTATTGAGTGGAATAATGAAAGCAGCCCGCGTGAATATGTGTTTAGAACGATTGATGGAATAGATAGACTGAAGGATATTGAATACAATGGCGATGTAACAAGCCTACAAAATAAAAAATTAAAAGACATTATTTTAGATGTATTAGAACTGAATGGATTAGATGGTTTTTGGGAATCTACTGACGTTTATTTAAAAGAAAGTATTGAATACAAAGCCGTAGATGTAACGGGGGTTGATGCAACTGATAGTCTTTTAGACTACACATCTATGTACGAAAATCTTTTGATGAAGAAATCAAAAGCAAAAAATGACCGTGTATTTTTATCCGGTTATGATATACTCTATGGCATTATGGAAATGATGTCAACTAGGTTAATCCACACCAATGGATATTATTATCTGCAACAAATAAGAAATTACGATACTATAAACATTTTAAACAGAGACTATTTAAAAAATGGCACATATTCGCAAGGTCCATATCTACACAGCAACAATACATTAACGCCACTTTCTGGTGGTACATTTGGGTATTTGTACGGGATTAAACAAGCCAGTATTGAAAGTGAAAACAAGCAGTTGATTAATATTGGACAATTGCCGCCAAAAGAAATGCACGCGGTTAACTTTGATAGTTCAGGAGCAAGCGAATTATTAGAAATATTGCCAGTCATTAGTCAAAATGTTGGGGATATTAAAGGGGGTTTGGCATCTGGCCAATTTATAAATATTCAATTTGATATTAATTCTGTGGCGGGGTTAAATTTTGATGCTGATATAGTTGTTAGGTTGTATGTTTATGAATCCTCTGGCAATAAGTTTTTAAAAGGATCAAGCACAATTTCACCATATTGGGAAAATGCGGCGGCAGCCACAGAGAAGTATTATGAAAAAACCTTAGTAATCCGGGGAAATAATAATGTAGCAAAGGAACGTGTTACAATGTCAACTCCAATAATACCATATGAAATGTCAAGCGTTATAATTGCACTTGAATTGGTGATGACAAATATTAGAAAAGCACCATCGAATGGAACCTTGGTTTTTTTCTTAGAAGATACCGTTGTTGCTGTTCCGGAAGATATTGAAAATGTCATAGAAAGTATATCCGCAACTAATCCCAACACAAAATTCACAAAAGATTTGCAATTGAACAATTTAATAATCAATGAAGGGAATAGTGATATACAAATAAACAATTTAACGGTAGATAAAAACTATAATGGTGGGGCTTTTGATCTAGGGATTGATAGTCTTTGGGATGGTAGTTTTCCTTTAAATGGAAATTTAAGTTCGTTGAGAATTATGGAAGCGGTAAGTTTGCAATATAAGCCATTGCAAAAGTATATGGGAGACTTTGTAGGCGTGTATTATCCTTATCAAACAATCCCTTACAACAACGTTGTTTTTGCTGCCAGTCAAGTAACCATTAATTATTTAGCAGATGAAATAAGTGGGGAATGGTTTGAGGTGTTGATTTCAAGAGTGGGGTTATCTAGTAGCACCATTGGCGGCGGAATTACCGTTGGACAAGATGAAGTTGAAAACCAACTAAGAAAGTCAAGGGAGTTAGAAAGAGGGGTTGGCATATTAGATTCAGACATTTTGCCTAACACGGGTATTCTTTCAATAGATATAAACTCACAAGGCGATATTAAAATTGGCGATAAAATACAAATATTAAGTGAAACTGGGGATGTATTTCTTGAAATTACATCTACTCAAGATTTGAATAATACTGGGGCTGGTGCAACTTTAGCGGTTGAAAGTTTTGATCTTGATTTTGAAATCCCAAGTGGTAGCCGTATAGTTTACGGATTTAAAAAAATGTATTTTTCTGAAAAAATAAGATTTGATACATTACAAACAACATTCGTAACCACAGCACCGACAACGCTAGAGGATATGAGACACGGAGAAATTAGATTTATTGGGCGGAATATTTATGTAAGAGATGGTGAATTATTATACAGACATCACGGTTCACAGTACAACCCGTAATGCCAACAATGCCAAAGCGGGTTCATTCCATTAAGGAATACAACCCTAGAAAAGAAAAAACTAATTGGTTGAAAGACCAAGAAGATTTAAAATTCTACAATACCCAGGCTTGGCGAAAATTGTCAATATCCTACAAAATGACAAACCCTGTGTGTGAGGTGGACCAATGTACACAGCCATCATATTACACGGATCACATAAAGCCGGTATCTGAGGGCGGTGATAAATGGGATACCAATAATTTTCAAGCACTTTGCAAAAGTTGCAACGCATCCAAAACTGCTAAACAATCAAAAAGGTAAAATAAATTACATACAATTAACTTGCTTAATAATTTAATTTGCACTAAATGATTGGTGATGTTGTATATTCTTTATTAAACGTTTCGGCGATTACTAGTTTAGTTGCACAACTGAACTATGGAATTTCGGCACAAGAGGATCTATTTCCGCGTGTAATAATCACAGAAAGCGGAACACCAGAGAACTTCAAAGATGGTTATTCAATTATCAATCACGATGTTGAGATAAATATATACGCATCGAAAGGCAAAGATGGCAACGCTGGATTCCTGGAAGCGTCAAACATTGCTGATGCAATAGAAACGATTTTGCACCGGTATAAAGGAACCGTAAACGGCAAAGATGTGAAGCAAACATTGTTGAGCAATCAAGAAATTTTATTTGATAATGCCAGCCAATGTGCAAGGGTAATTATGGAATATAGTATAAGACAAAGTAAAATATAAAAAAATGGCAATAACATTAGACAACCTGGTAGGGATGGAAGGCGGCAAGTACACAGACGGTACACTTGCAGCAACGGCATCAGATAATTTTCAATTTTTGGTAGTAAACGAAGATGCGGTATTCACCACATTAACAGATCAAGATGATACCGATGTATTAGCTGAATGGGCTATAAGCGGCAAAACAATCACCAAGGGTATGATATTAGGCCCAAAGGGTGAAAAGGCGTTTAAAAGCGTTGTTTTAGCAAGTGGGAGCGTATTATTAATTAAAGGATAATATGTACGGGTACGGTTACCGGTATGGCAATCTATCTGATGATGTCAGTGTTGGTCAGATAATATTTGATGCCTACAAGTTAAGAGTACTGGCAGACGGAGGAGTAGTAGAAAATAAGAGTTGTACCATAGCATTTTTAGATAGTTTACAATGAGTTTATACGATGACGCTAGTTTAATAGCCTACCCAAGTGGGTACAAAGAGAGTAAGATATATGCTCAGAAGCCAGTAAGTGGAGCGGGAGACCTAACCTTCTCAAGAGCTAGCTCTGCTACAAGGACAAATAGTGAAGGGTTGATAGAGACGGCTGCTATTATTGGGGGTGAATTAGTTGTTAATGGTGATTTCGCTAGCGACACTGCATGGACTAAATCTGCAAACTGGTCAATAGCTGACGGCAAAGCAACAAGTACTGGCAGCGGAAGAATGTTTCAATCTTTGCCTTATTTAGAGTTAAACGTAGGCACTCAAGTTATAGTTAGCTTTGACATAGTAGACCGCACATCTAACGGCGTGGTCGTTGATTGTTACGGTGCAGTATCTCCTTTATTTTCGGAGGTAGGGAGCTATTCATTTATAGGCACAACAACTAACGTTACGAATATTTACATAAATAATTCTGGTGCAGGTAACTTAATAGGCTCAATAGACAACGTAAGCGTAAAAGAATACACAACCTCAAACATCCCTCGCATAGACTACTCTAACGGATGTGGGTCTCTACTTTTAGAACCGACGAGAACAAATTTAGTTACTCAATCGGAGGACTTTAGTAATGCGGCTTGGCAAGTGTTTAGAGGTTCTGTAGCAGCTAGCACAACAATATCACCAGAAGGCATTTACAATGCTTATCGGTATGAAGAAAACGCCGATACTGGTCAGCACTTTATAAGAACTCAAAGTATTGCAATGTCAAGCGGCTCACAATACACAGCAAGTGTATTTGTAAAGGCGGCAGAGTTGACATCAATCAGTCTCGGTTCAAACAATAACTCTCTATGGTCTGCGTCTGCTACCTTTAATCTTTCGACGGGTTTAGTTACGGCTGGCAGCGGAACGATTGAGCCTATGGGGAGCGGTTGGTATAGGTGTATTATTAGCGGCTTATGTTCAACGACATCTACAAATGTAGGAGTTGAGATAACTACATCAAATGGTACTGGCTCGTCAGGAGATGGTATAGATTTATATGGAGCACAACTAGAACAAGGCTCTTACCCAACCTCATACATCCCAACAAGCGGAAGTGCTACCACTCGTATAGCAGACACAAGCAGCACTACGGGGCTAAGTAGTATTATTAATAGTACTGAGGGGGTTTTGTTTTTAAATATAGCTGCTTTATCTAATGATGGTACTTATAGGTTAATGAATATTATAGACGAGTCTAATGTTAACAATTTTATTTATCTTGGGTATAAAGACACATCAAATACAATTAGAACAAGAATAGAAGTTAGCGGAGCTGCATCTACCGATATGGAATTTGTTTTATCAAATGAAACTGAATTTAATAAAATTGCCGTTAAATGGAAAGCTAATGACTTCGCATTATGGGTAAATGGTGTTGAAGTGGCTACAGATTCTTCGGGAGTTAGTTTTACTGCTAATACATTAGATAAATTAAGTTTCGATAGAAATGGAAGTTTAAATTTCTACGGCAAATGCCAAAACGTAATGGTCTTCCCCTCAGCACTAACAGACGAACAACTTACCGATTTAACGGGCACACCACACAAGAGTTTTACTTCATTAGCATTATCACTAGACTACACAATATTATAATATGGCAGAACCATCTTTACAATTAGGAAACGGGAATTGGGCAGGAAAGTCTGGCAACCTTCTAGCATACCACAAGGTAGATAATAACTTCTATGCGGATGAATTAACGTTCGCTAGAGCGAGTACGGGTACTATAGTAAACGCTGAAGGGCTTATTGAAGAAGTGCCGTACAATTTGATAGAGCAATCAAATACTTTTAATGCTACTTGGTCTGTTGGAAACTCAACAATAACTGGGGGTCAAGCGGACAAAGACGGGGGTACTTCTGCTTGGGTTATTGCGTCTACTACTATTGGTTCAGAAACAAGAATTAGACAATCGCAAACTTTTACGGTGGGCGAAGTAATTGCATTATCTTGCTATATGAAGGCTGGTACTGTAAATTTTGGAATTGTTAGAACCTACTCAATAGCTGGGGGGGGGCGTGTATGGTTTAACTTACTAAACGGAACGGTAGGCACAGAGAATAGTGGTCTTACTGGCAGTATTGAAAGCGTAGGTGGCGGCTGGTATCGTTGCAGTATTACGGGAGTAGTTACCAATACGGGAGCTATTGACATTGCACCAGCACCAGCAGATAACGATTATTTAGCTGACGCAGTTGGTGAAAGCATATACATCCAAGACGCACAACTAAACTCAGGCTCAACGGCTAAAACATACTACCCTACTACGACTCGTTTAAACATACCGAGAGTAGATTACCTTAACAATTCAAACGGGTCTTTAAAATTAGAACCTCAGAGAACTAATTTGGTTACTCAATCAAGCGACTTTAGTAATGCGGCGTGGGATGAGGATGGAGTTACAATAGCTGCAAACAATACGACAAGCCCCGACGGTACTACAAATGCTGATAAATTTTTAGAAACTGCGGTTAATGGTATACACCTAATAAATAATACATCTCCAATTACCGCATCAGCAACAAGTACCGCAAGCGTTTTTTACAAAAAGGGAACTAGAAGATATTTTTCTATAAAAATACTAATAGGCTCAAATAGCTATACGCAAGTTTTTGATTCGGAAGGTCTAACAACTGGTGGTAATAGTTCAAACGGACTTACCAATGTTGTGACAAAAATAGAAGATTACGGTAACGGATGGGTTAGAGCTTCAGTTGCTGGAACATCAGCAAGCGGTACATCAACTTATGTAATAATAGGACTTAGCAATTCTTTAAACCCAACTTTTCACCCAACTAATTATAACCCTACTTATCAAGGAAGTGTAACGGATTATGGATATTTTTACGGAGCAATGCTCGAGGCTGGCTCCTACGCTACTTCGATAATCCCCACCTCAGGCACTACGGTGACTAGGATTCAAGACACAAGCAGCACTACTGGCTTGAGTGATGTGATAGGACAAACGGAGGGTACTTTGTTTGTTGAGATATCAGCGTTTAGTGGAGCGAATACTGACCGACAAATCAGCATTAGCGATGGCGGAACTTCTAATAGAGTAGTGATGGCTCTATTATACAATGGTACGCAAATACAATTCGTAGTAGCGAGTGGCGGCTCAATTACTGTAAACACTACACAGACCATAGCTACAATAACAAGCGGAACGAAAATTGCTTTTGCATACAAGGCAAATGATTTTAAGATTTACGCAAATGGTTTGTTAATTGCAAGCGATACAAGTGGAGCAGTTCCTATCGGATTGGACACTTTAGGATTTGACAGAGGTGACGGAAACGATGTTTTCGAAGGCAACGTTAAAAACCTACAACTTTACAAAACAAGATTAAGCAATACAGAACTAGCAACACTAACAACAATATGATATTTAATAAATACGAATTTACCGACGAGCAATGGTCGACCATTAGACCAACTCTTTATAACACAGACGAAGAGGGCAACCAAACTTTAATACCTGAGATAACGGCGGTTATGGAAATTGGGCATATATGCTTTGCTTATAGCGAGGGAGAAGAACCCGTATGTACTGACCTAAGTACTATGTTCGCTGTTGATATGCTCTTAAACGAGCCAGTAGATAGCTTAGAGGCTTATATTGTATGGCCTGACCCAGTAGGAGTTCATACCTTTGCTGGAGATGACTCGCTTTATCTTAAAGGGTATTGTATTGCTAACCCTGATAGCCCGTTCTGCGTGATTCCTGATGAAGATTTATCTTAGCACCATAGCAACTACATTGGTATTATTTTTTGCCCCAATTAAGGGCATTATTCTTATGGTCGCACTTGCTACGATATTAGATACTTGTTTCGGATTATGGAAAGCTAAGAAAACTGGCGAAGAAATAACAAGCAAAATATTTAGAAACGGATTAGTACCTAAATTGGTAAGCTATGTGGCGGCAGTTATGCTGATATATGCTTCTGATGTCTTTATAATAAACGCACTAACAATGAGCGTTATTAGTGTGGAGTTTATCTCTACTAAATTAATCGCCCTAGTGTTGCTATCTATTGAGGTGAAATCTATGGATGAGTCATTTGTCAAAGTAAAAGGCTATTCATTCATTGATAAGATTAAAGTAATTATAAATAAGATTAAAGACGTTAAAAAGCAATTTTAGTGAATTGGAGTGTTACACTAGCATTCCATTTCCCGCATGATCGCTTTGCTTTGGGCTGGGAGTACATCGCCCCAGATAACAATGTTAATTATAATACATTAACTTTGTACTTATTCATAGTAACGGTTCATTTTAATTATGCGAAGAATTGATAAAATTATTATTCATTGTTCAGCCACTCCAGAGGGCCGCGATGTAAAAACCGACACAATACGCCAATGGCATTTGAATAGGGGTTGGAGTGACAACGGCTACCACTACGTCATTGAATTAGATGGCTCTGTTAATATGGGCCGCCACATTGATAGCATAGGAGCCCATACAAGAGGCGAAAATGTTGGCAGCATTGGCGTTTGTTATGTTGGCGGAGTAGATGCGAATATGGAGCATCCAAAGGACACGAGGACAAACGCACAGAAAGAAGGGCTGAGGTGTTTAATATCCGATCTCAAAGCAAAATATGGTAGCTTGACAGTACACGGCCACAATGAGTTCGGCAATAAAGCGTGCCCAAGTTTCGACGTAAACAAAGAATATGGAGAATAATATATATTTAGACGCATTTAACACTCACCCACAAGGCGAACACGAAAGCCGAAAAGACTACTTCATTCGCTTAAGCCCTATAATTGGCAAAGCACCGTTGACAATTAAAGAGCGGTATGGCTTGCACAAATCAAAGATAGACAACTATTGTGACAATGCTGGAGTGCCAACCAAATCAGTCAAGCACGGTTGGGTTAAAACAAAAGACACATCTTTATTCTTTACAAACCCAGATTATGAAGGGGCGGTGTCTTATGATAAAATCCGCGAAAAACTGATAAAAGACTTAAAAGGATACTCACCAAAGTATCCAAAGATTAAACGCAAAAAGTCAAAGGATGGCCATTTATTAGTCATTGATCCCGCTGATGTACACATAGGCAAATTGTGTGAAGCATTTGAGACTGGTGAGGACTATGATACAAACATAGCGGTTAAACGCGTTTTAGAGGGGGTACAAGGCATTATTGACAAATCCCAAGGGTATAACATAGATAAAATTTTATTTATCGGTGGCAACGATATTTTGCATATTGATTCCCCAAAGCGGCAAACTACAAGCGGTACTCCACAAGACACAGACGGAATGTGGTACAGCAATTTTTTAAAAGCAAAGCAAATTTATGTGGATGTGCTGGAGATGTTGCTTCCCGTTGCGGATGTTGTATTTCATTTTAACCCATCAAACCACGATTACCAAAGCGGTTTTTTCTTGGCCGACGTGATACAAACTTGGTTTAGAAAAAATAATAATATTACCTTTGATTGCTCTATTGCACACCGGAAGTATTTTGCTTATGGTACGTCATTAATAGGGACCACTCACGGAGACGGAGCAAAGGCCAATGACTTACCGCTATTGATGGCCGTTGAAGCCGAAGACTGGGCAACAACAAAGCACCGTTATGTGTATACTCATCACGTGCATCATAAGACTTCAAAAGATTACCAAGGTGTCACGGTTGAAAGTTTAAGATCTCCAAGTGGGACAGATTCATGGCACCATAGAAACGGATACCAGCACGCACCGAAAGCAATAGAGGGATTTTTGCATTCTAAGGAACACGGACAGATTGCAAGGTTTACGCATCTTTTTTAAGGCCGAATAAAAAAGCTATCCCGCCAAATAAGGCAACAAATGTAAAAGCAATTTCATTGTCTATGCTTTGAAAGTTTATGTAATTTTGCAGCACTCCAGTGATCACCATTAAAGCAACGGTAAAAAAAGCAATACTAAAAGCTAAGAATTTTATATTTATTTTTGTCATATTTAATTTATTATTATAGACACATTATAACTTCAGCAATCTTAGCTACTCCATAGTAGTTGTTAGATACATACTCGTAATGCTCATTGGTGTACTTTGTAGCGTTCTCTAAGTTGTTTCCTAGCTTAACTAATCTAGCGATAACTTTTGCTTTCTCTGTGTTTGTGTTTGTGTTTGTCATTTCTTTCTTTCTTTGTTAGTACAAATCTAACGTACAATTTTACAATACAAAGAATTTATTTAATTATTATTATTTATCTCCCAATAGTATTCACACCCTTGATCAATATAAGGCGGGTTTGAAAAGTAAGCCTGCCCGTAAACATTCGCCATTGCTTTGAATCGGTAGCACGTTTCTTTGAGTGGGCAGTCAATACCTCTACACATCGTTATATCTGGCATTATAAAATAATTTGTAAAATAATGATTCCAACGGCTAACAATAAAGATTGCCGGGTTCTAGTTAATCTTACCTTTTGTTTTTGGTTGGTTTGCGAAAGCCCTTTTAAGGCTGTCTGTGACATTTTTAAGTCTACTTTGGCACTATCTATCAACTGAACGTATTTCATTTCCTTAGACGCGTTTATTATGGCTTGTCTGGATAAAGAATCCTTTTGCAAAAGTTCAATGTATATACCATCCATCTGACTAATGGTAATAGTAACCAAAGTATCACCAGTTTCTTCATTGATTAATACGTTTTGCGAATAACTCAACGCGGTGAATAGTAGGCAAAGCCCGGTAATTATTAATTTTTGTTTCATAAATTACTTTTATAGTGTCAGATTTTAATTTCAAAACTTCAATTTCCAAATATAGTGTATCTGTATTAGTTAGCTCTATTATGTCCGGTTCATGATGTAATGGTTCATAAACGGGATTCTTTAGTAATATAAATAAGCCAATGGCGTTCAATACTAAAATTAAGATGATGGTGATTAATGGATATTTCATTTTTTTACTTCAAATTCTCCTATTGGTGTGAGTAATATGTCTTTTGTGCAAGCGTTTAAAACCACATTAAAATTGTGGATGCACCTGGCTTGGTATTCACTACCCGTTTCTGTTTGCTCAAATTCCCGCACCCAGTCTTGAGTGAAGTTGCGGAGCGTTCTTAGGCTCTTTTTAAGGGCCGCGGTTGTATCTAGTTCCTCAGATAACTCAGCCGCTTGAAAGCAAAGCAAGTGAAGTAAAACTTCGGGTTGTATATCGTTCATAATTTTCTTTTGACTTTTTGCCAATATTTTAGTGTACTTTTTTTCTTGTAGCCATTCCAACCGCCGTTCCAATTACGGGCCAGTATTTCATTGGTTGGGTTGGTTGTGTGTTGCTTAATCACATTAAACATCTCAATGGATTTTGATTTACTCCAGCGATCTTTTAGCGTGTATTTATTTTCTTGTAGTAACCGGTTAACCTCTCGCATCATGATAGGGCGTATTTGTAGCACTCCTACCGCATCTTCTCCAGCATTGTATGCCATACTATCACCACGGCTTTCAACGTATATAATAGCGTCTATCAAGCTATCTTGAATTATTGGTGTAACCTTAACCACTTCAAATGATGAAGTGGCGTAGTTAATCAACAATGGAAAAAATAAAAATAACCTCATTATAAACGTAGATATTGAATTACCGAATCACTTAATTTCTTTTCTGACTTATAACACTCAATTCTATTTTCGTGTGCCCTTACCGCGTGAATAACCGTTGAATGGTCGTATAGCTGGAATAACTTACCTCTTACAGTTACCCTTCCGGTTTCTTTTAAAGATAGGTGCATTAATTTTTGGCAGATATAAAAGTACATTTGTCGTATTTTTACGTTTGGGGCAAGTTGGTTTACTTTGCCGCTGGCTTTGTGTCTCCAAAATACGCTTTCGAAATCTCTGCGGCAACATTTTAAAACACCTTTCAATATTATTTCCTTTGTCAAAGGTATTGGCTCAGACTCACCTAGTGCATTCAAGTCTATTTTCTGCCACTCCTCAAGTTTTGCAATTAATCCGGCCCTTTTGTTAATTCTCTCTCTTATCATCTTTAATCATCTCTTTAATTTTAGCTTCTAGTAATAAACAAACATCAATATCCATTGGCATATTGTGCCGCACCCATTCCAATAACCGTTCAAGTGGTGTTCTCATTTTACTACTAAACTATCTTTGTTATAAGTCACATGTGGTACCGGTATTTCTTCACCGTTCTCATCAATATAATTTCCGCCATACTTTGCAGCGGCTAATGAATGTTTGCTATTTTTTTCAAAATCCTTCAAAGCGGTGTTCAGTTGCTGCCATTTATCCAGGTGCTTGAAGTCATACCGAGTGGCACCGTTGCGGCGTTCAAACCTTATCCCGTGCAACTCGAATGATTTGCCATACTTTGCACTCTCATCTAAGGCCACCGGCTCTAGGTCTTTAATGGCCTGATCTAGTTCTTGCTTATAACCCTTGAGTTCAGCATATGCAATCAAGGGGTCAGTTGCCCCTTGAATTGCTTGAATTGCTATTTCTTTAAAATGGTAAATCATTATTGCTTTCATTATTTAAAGATTGATATTCTTGAGAAGTCTGGATTTTTTCTTTTATAAAATCTGGTAGACTTTCAAATAGTTCTTCTTTGAAGTTATCAAATGATAGTTCTTGGCGTTCGTGGATCATCTCAGGGCACTCCATACCTTTAGGGAGTAATGATACACTACTGATATTTGCATAGGTATTGCCATTGCCTGCGGTTTTGTGCGTGATGCTTAACAAGCACGGTACACCTAAAAGGTTGGTAACATCAAAGGCCTTTGCTTCGTTGTCTGTAAATGACTTACCACGCCAAGATTCAAGAAAGCCACGTAGGTTTGCTTTTTCGTGCATACTCAATGAAAACTCTTTTGAGATTACACGCGGCTCAGGCCCACGCTCCTCTTTAAATACTTGCATCTCGGTTGGTAGTTCCCAGGTGATGCGGACCTTGTTAACCATCTTTGCGGCACCTTGATAGGTTTCTTCGTTTGTTCCCATCTCAATCATTGAATAGCATCTTGCTGGATATGATCCGGCTTCAATGATTTCAAATTTCTTGCTGTTCGTTTTTGTTGTTGCTGTAATTGACATAATTTTAAATTAATTTTAGATAATATTCTGTTAGTGTTAAATTAAACGATTTTGCATTGTCTAATGATAGGCTGACCAAATCTATTAAACTTTGCTTTGTGCTGTCTGTAATAGACCGCTGGCCGTTGATCATTGCGTTTAGTGTGTGCATAGACATTCCATTGATGCTTGCCACATCTTTGCGTTGATTCACCGTAGTGCAAGCCTTTAGGATATTCCTAAGTTCCGGGCTTATTTGTTTTTCAAATTTCATAATTTTAGTAATATTTCTTGTAGTTCTTCTATTCTTAAATTGTAATATAATATAAAATCTATATCATCTTCTTTGTCTGCATTGAATAATTTAATCCTTTCTTCATAATCTTCAATGGTGCTTCTTATTAATAGTTTCATTGTGATGATTTCGTAAATTGTTAATTTCATATTAAAATATAAATAATTCGTTTTTAAAATCTATGTTACTTTCTATTATTTCAAATTCTAAATT